CTTTGTCAAGAAGGACAATGACAAGCCGGGGTTCAAGGCTCGACTCATCCAAGCCATGATGCCCCACATCACTGCCCTTCTCGCCCCTATCATCTCCACGGTCCAGAGGGAAACGGAAAAGAGTTTAAGTGGTAGAATCTTCTTCGCCGCAGCCAAGACCCGCAGTGAACTCGTGGCTTGGTTAAACACCGTTCCGCAAGGTTACAAGTTTGTTGCGGTGGACCAGACCAACTATGATTCAACCATGAAGGGTTTGGTCCCTGATGTCATGCAGAAATTCTACTATCGCGTCCTGAAGAGTTGGGGTCTCCCTAACCTTGGTTTCTTTCTCCGGGTTGTGAGACACCAAAAGGAGACCATGACTGGTGCAGGCAAGTTTTACAAGTTTCGCATCCGGGGGACTATGAAATCTGGGTCCTCAGACACTTGCTTGGCTAACTCTATTATAAACTACCTGGTCACCGTAGTCTGCATCGCAAGAGCAACGGGTCGCCCTGTGGCCGAAGTGTATGATCGCGTTTGGATGGCCATGATGGGCGACGATAACCTGGCTTACTACCCAGCTGAGTGGGACCTGAGTGGGCTAGCTCGTGAACAAGAAAAGATGGGGCTAATCCCCAAGATCTCTGATGAAGAAGTTTTTCTAAATATGCGCCCGCTTCGGGTCGGCGGCTCCGTCGTGGATATGGCTATGATGTCTGGCCGGTTGTTGGGCCGGACTTTCACGACGATGGCCGTCATCCACTCTGAGGCCCAGTACCTCGCACACCTTAGGGGGGTTTTGTGGTGTCTGTGGCCTTCAGTCTGTTCAGACCCTGTGCTCCGTCCGCTGTGGTTGCGGACTTGGGAGCTGGTCGGGGCAGGTGTTGTAGCCTTGGGGGAAGGGGTTGAGAAATCACTCAACCTGAAGTATAAGGTGCTTGTCCCCTTTGAGGCTCCCCCGGCCCTGGCGTTGGAGCTTCCCGCGTTACCCAAGCGGGAGGAGCTGGCTCAGCCCTACCTGGAGAGGTATGGGCTGACGGAGGAGCAAATCGGGCAGTGGGAGGTCTTTTGCCGAGGCCTCTCACTGACCAGCGTCATCAACCACCCTGTAGCTTTCGCTGTGCTGCAGCGTGATTTGGACCCTTTCCGCTTTGGGGGTTGATGTCCCGATCTGTTCCTGAGGTTGTGTCCTTTTGGGTGGGGTGGGTCCGGGCCCGCTTATGAAAAATAAACCCGGTTGGGCCTTCGGTTGGTTCTAAAAATATCAGAAAATGAAATAACTTAAAAATAAGGGTTCTTTAGGTTCTATCTTTTTTGGGGACTGGCA